GGATCCGGCAGGAGAGCAGAAAAGAATAGATGGCGAACAAAGCTAAGAGACGAGAAGAAAAGAAAAGCAAAGAGAAGAGGACAGACTGCTAAAAGAATGTGGGGAACATGCCTCGCAAGGCAACTGGCAAGGCCTCGCGAAACAGGTCACGGTCCATGTGACGACTGGCAGAACGCGCAACGTCCATGGCTTCAGAAGTGTCATGATTGGCATGTTGCAGCAGACCCAAATAATTGAGCCACTTGTTTTGGGCAGACGGGTCTCGGCTCTCAAGTATTATTGATCGGTACTGTATGCCCCGGGCCGAGTACTCTGGGACCTTGCCGCCGAGCTCAAAGCCACTGAACTCACCGCGCGGTCCATTCTGGTTCTTGAACTCCCATGGAGAGTCCGGGAAGAGATCCGACTCGCAATAGCGGTCAATGGCCTCGTCGTCGCCATTGATGGCGACGGTGTCCTCGTGCGTGACGTGGTTGATGAGCGAAGCTACGACAGCCCGACGTACACTATTCAAGGGCCAAGTGTAGCGATCGCCTGAGTTTTGCATGGTGGCCATGCCGCCATGCCGACTACGGGAGCTCAAACGCCGCTCGACATAGGCTTGGACGTAATCTTTCGGGAAACCGGAGCGATTCATAACATGAACGTCGAAATTGAGGACCCCAGCATCACACCCGACGTCCCACCGAGTAACATCAGATGTGTGGACCCCGTTGTTGACACGCCAGCGTTTCTGATACTCGACGATAAACTGCTCAGGGTTCATACGGCGATAGAACAGGAAATTGTCAGGAAACGCGGGAATGATCTCGTCCTCTAAAAATAGCGCAAATGGAGCGTCGGCCAAAGTGTGCATGATGTCGTACTCATGGATCAACTGGCCGGGAATGGCTTCGACCTTGTTGCGCTTTTCGTCCTTCTTAATGATCTGGTTCTTGAGGCTGATAATGATGTCAGAAGCGGTGCGAGACGGGTCATGGGCGCGCAGCTTGGCAATCACTGCGGCATAGCTGCGCT